GCCTCAAATCAGCAAGCGATTTCGCGCGGGCCACCAGGTCGTTGACGGCAGCAAGCGCCGCATCCGCCTGGGCTGCGAAGGTCGTGCCCTGGTCTTTATCGTTTTTAATGGCGAGCGTCGCGGTCCCCATGCCGGCGCCGCTCAGGACGGGCGATGCCTCGAAGACATCCATCTTCTTCAAGATGCGCCAGACGTGGTTGCCTTCATACTCGGTGTCCTCGTCCTTCTCCAGCACCTTGAAGCCGTAGCTCCACTCCTGAAGCTCGGGGGCGAACTTGATGGTTTCATAGTGCTCTTTCCCGGTCTCGGTGTTGAGATTGAACTCCCCCTCGACGAGCACCTCGTCGCCTTTTTCAGCGATGATGCCTTTGCCGATGGGCAGCGCGTTTTTGCCGTCTCCCCAGGAGCCGTGCATATATGCCGAGATGAGGATGGTCTTCCCCGCAGGGAACGCCCCGGGCAGTGTGACGTCGCCGTCTTTGTCGATTACCTTGAGCGTGGCGATGCGCGCCACGAATGCGCCCGGTTTGTCTTTCTTCAGTTCGATTCCGGTGAATAGCTTCCGTTCGATGTCCATAGCTGCCTCCTGAGACTTATTGCGATTCCGCCACTGGCCATAGCAGACCGCCAGGCGCTGGTCCTGCTCCGGCAGGTCTTCCTGGATGTACCGGTCGGCCATGCACCGACCGATGAAGTCCTGCTCCGTTTCGTTTTCACGCGGCGTCGGCCAGGGCATATCCGCCTCCAAATAAAAAAGCCCCGACTTTCTATCGGGGCTTCGAGGATTTCCTGAGAAATAATTTCTACTTGATATCTTCGATGTGCAGCCTGAGCATCTGATTGCACACGATGATGTTGCCATTCCGACCGATGCTTACCGTCGGCTTGATTTCCAGCTTTATCGGGAATTCCGCCGCGGGGTGGCTCATGGAAAGCACCAGCACTGGGTCAGCCCCCTGCACCTCCACCACCCCCGATTTTATGGTCCACCCCTCCAGCTTTTTGATGTCCTCAGGCTTGCTTAATACCAGCTCCATTTTCTCCTTCTCCTTTACTGTTTTTGCGGCTCAGCGGGCCGCCCTTCAGCCGGCGCCATATTGACCTGGCGCATGTATATGTCTCCGCCCTGTCCGGGCGGCAGCGGGTTCATGTCCTCGAGCTCCCGCACGTCGTCGGGGGAGAGCCAGCCGTTCTGTATGCCGACGGCGTAAGCCTTGTACCGGCTCTCGGTGTCACCCCGGAGCAGCGCGTTGATTTGGAACTTGAAATAGTGGTCGGGCCCCAGCTGCGGAGGCATGAGCTTGAAGTCGAGCCACTGCTCCCAGCGGATGCACCAGGGCCTCATTGTATGCATGACGAACTCGAGCGATTGCTGCTCGATGTTGTTGTTGGTCGCCCGCTCGAGGTCCCCAATCATATGCGGCGGGATGAGGAACCAGCGGGCTATTTCATCTATCTGGAACTTGCGGCTTTCCAGGAACTGCGAGTCCTCCGGGGGGATGGTCAGCTTGTCGAAGGTCATGCCCTCTTCAAGAAGCATCAGTGTGTGCGCTTTCCCCAGCCCCTCGTATTTTTCCTGGAGGTCTTTTTTCAGACTTTGATGGGCGTCCTGCGTAAGGTGCCCCGGGTGCTTGGCGACCGCCCCCAGGTTGGTCCCCTGCCCGAAGTACCGCGCCCCGAACTCCTCCTCCGCCAGCCCCAGCCCGATGCATTCCTTCGCCATGTGGACGACCGAGTAGCCCGTCAGCCCGTCGAAGCCCAGCCCGGGGATATGCAGCACCCGGTAGGCAGGTATCTTGATTTCTCCTACATCCCTGTCCCCCAGCCCGCCGTTCCGGCTCCCCCAGAGCGGAGTGTATTTATAAAGCAGCTGCTTCGTCTGCGGGTCGCGATAGGTCTGCGTCCGGTCCGGGCGCATTATCCAGAGAGCCTTCGGCTCGAGGTTATCATTCCAGTCGATGAGCGCATAGCAGTTGCCCCATGTCACCAGGTGATGCATCAGCGTCTCGATGAATGCGAAGGCCGGCATCTCCGGATTGGGAGACCTGTGCATCAGGCGAAAGAGCTCCTGCTCGCGGGCTTTCTCTTTGCCGCGGCCTTCGGTGCGCATCAGGAAAAGCGGGAACGACGCGAGGGTCTCGGAGAGCCGGCGCACGCACGCCCAGTAGGCTGAATAGGTCAGCGCCTTGTCGTGGTCGATGCCGATGCCGGCGTTGGACCACCAGGGGAAAGTTCTCAATTCCTGCCCGGGCTGGCGTGAGACAGTAAAGCCCTTGCGGAATGCGTTGATTATCGATTTTATTCCCGGTATCTTCATGCCCCCTCCGTCAGAGAGCGATTACCCCGCGACTCTCGTAAACACTCGCCCCGTTGTCGCCCTTATGCTTTATCGCCCGGTCGAGCGCCATGATGAGCGCTACCATGCCGTCTATTTTCTGCGTCGCCTTGGCTTTGTCCGGCTTGAGGTTGCCCGCCGGGTCTTGCGCCACTACCATGTTGTCCGCATTCCAGCGGAGCACCGGATGCCTTTCGTGCCTCAGCCCCCCCTGCAGCACCAGCGTCATCAGCTCCTTGGTGGGCGGCGACATCGAGACGAAGCCCTGCCCGAAAGGGACTATGACCGGCGCCGTGCTGAATTTGCTCTTCTTGATTTCCTCCGGGTCGACCAGGAAGCCGTCCTCCTCGAGGTTCTGGATTAGCTGGGCGGCGCCGTACCGGTCGTATGCCAGCTCGCGCAGGTTGTACAGCGCTCTTATTTCCCTGATGGTCTGCCGGATGAAGCCGTAATCGATGACGTTGCCCGGGGTGAGGTGGACGAAGCCCCGGCGCGCCCATTCGCGGTAAGGCACCCTGTCCCGCTTCTCCGCTTCCCGTGCGGTATCCTGCGGTATCCAGAAGTGCACCAGGATGTCATAGCCCCCGGCGTCGCGGGGGAATACCAGGACGAGGGCGGTGAGGTCGATGCTGCTGGAGAGGTCGAGCCCGCCGTAGCAGGGGCGCCCCTTCAGCGACTCGATGTCTATCTTGCCGCCGCAGGCGTCCCATTTTTCCATCGGCAGCCACCGCTGCACCGAGTTTACCCATTGGTTCAAGTAGAGCCTGCGGAATGTCATCTCGAGCGCCGGCGTCTCTTTCGCCCGCTTGCATAGCGTGCGCATCTCTTCGATGGAGCGCACCCCGCAGGCCATGGCAGGGTTGCAGGCTAACCAGATATCCTCATCCGTCCAGTCGGCGTCATCCGGGGCCGCGTAGATTACCGGCAGGAAGGTCGGGTCTTTCACGATGCCGTCGCGGACCTTGCAGGCGTAATCGTGTATCTCCCAGGCGATGGTGTTGCGGTCATATCCGGCCGTGGTCAATGCCGCGATAACAGGCTGGGAGCGGACCCCCGTGGATGTTGTCAGTACGTCCCACAGGTCCCGGTCGGGCTGGACGTGCAGCTCGTCGAAGAGCACCCCGTGGGCGTTGAGCCCGTGCTTCGAATATGCCTCGGCGCTGAGCACCTGGTAAAAGCTGTTCGTGCTGTATACGACAATCCGCTTGAGGCTGTCGAGTATCTTCGCCCGCCGCGATAGCGCCTTCGACTGCCGGACCATGGGCGCCGCGGCGTTATAGATGAGCCCCGCCTGCTGGCGGTCGCCCGCCGCGCTGTATATCTGGGCTCCCATCTCGCCGTCGGCGAAGAGAAGATAGTTCCCGATTATGGCGCCGCTCTCGGTCTTGGTGTTCTTGCGCGGCACCTCGAGGTACAGCGTCCGGTACTGCCGCCGCCCTTCCCGGTTCAATGTCCCGAAGAAGGGCAGGAAGATATCCTTTTTTTGCCAGTCCATGAGCTTGACCGGCTTGCCCGCCCATTCGCCGGTGCTTAGCTTGAGGCTCTCCGCGAAACGGACGGCGCGCTCGCCGGCTTCAGCATGGTAGCCTTTCCTTGTGCGCCCCCTGACCGCCACCGCCATCAGTTATTCCTTGTGCCGCTGAGCAGCTCTTCCATGGGGTCGTCGGGGTCTTTTTTCCCTTCGGTCGAAATACGCGCCCTGGCTGCCGGCGTCATGCCGAACTCGACCAGGAACTTGTGCATCTGCTCGACAGCCTTGTTGCTGACGCTGATGAGCGGCTCCATGATGAAATTGCCGTTGCTTGTTTCCCTCACCAGCCCCGTCGCCCGCAGGAGATTCTTCCCCGGGTATTTCTTTTGCAGCTTCGATATGTCCCTGTCCGAGCGCCTCAGCCTGGCTATCTCCCTTTCGGCATCCACCCACCGCCCATAGGCGGCGCAATAAGCAGCCAGTGCCGCCCGGTCAATCTGCGTCAAAAGCCCCAGCACGTAAAGCTCCGGGGTAATGCGCTTCCACTCTTTGGCCGCCACCCCCTTCAGGTGAGAGGGGCAGCTCGGCATCGCCGGCTTTGGTTCCGGTTCTCGAGG